CTTTTACAAGATATGTGCCATTAGAGGTATATACCCAACTTCCAGTCTTTTCTTTACCCATTCTGCTTCCATTATTTTTATTAATAATGGGCATTGTGTTATCATACATTGTTGAACTCTTCAACGATGATCTAAACACATCTTCAACAACCTTATGAGCAGTTTGCAAATTTTTCTGAACGAAGTCTGGTAATTTATTATATGTGGTAACTGCACAACCCATAGGAATTGCATCCTTGGCATACAGACTAACATTGGATGGGGATCTTGTAAGATTGCCCATCACTCCCATAGAATCAGGAGACTCTTTAAAATACTTACTACTCGCAGTTTTGGAAATTACAAGATCAGCAAATGGGCCTGATTTAAGCTGATTAACATAATACTGTATGGAGTAGGTATCTAGCTGACTTCCCTCATTCTCCAATTTAGCCAGAAATTTATCTAGTTGGTCAATACCTAATTCGTAGATTTTCTTAAATTCAATAATAAACTCAATATCTTTATCACTAAAGATCTTGGGTAAATTCTTGATCGTTTCAAGAGTCTCCTTATCAAAACAAAGAGATCTTAATAGCTCTACTTTATTTTTCATTGTGATTAATTAGATGCAAACATTTTTGCTTCAAAATTTCGTCTCTTTACTAAACCGGGAGCATCTTTACCACTAGCCTTAGTATATTCAAGAAGCTTTTTAGCAATCTCTTCATTACTTCTCTTACCGTTTTGTGTTAATGGTCCCAAAGAACCAATATTGAATCGGAAACTAGTTAATGCATCAACCTGTTTATCATTCCAATCATATCCCCATGCAGCCTTTGCTTTAAGAACTGCTTCCTTATGTTTGGCAAGATCTTCTCTTAGTCTCTTATCAGCTTCTTCTGGAGTAATGGTAGTTTCATTTGGTTTAGCTCTAGAACCATGACCAATTGACCATTGTTTATGATCCCAATGTTTGTTAGGCTTAAATCCTTCTTGTGTTTTAACAAAGTTTACCAAATCTTCTCCCACGCCAGTATTTTTAGAAAACATGGACTGTGGCTTTTTAGGGGTGGGTATTGTTAGCTTACCCTTAACCAATACAGGTTTAGATTTGTCGGTCTTTGGTTCTGGAGGAGAGGATTTAATATCTTTTCCCTTGGGTTGTGAAATATTTGTTCTCTGTCTAAGAGGAGATGGTTGAGACGGACCAATGTAATCCTTGGTGGCTGGTCCTGTTAGGACATCAATCCCATGTATGGTATCATCAATCTTAGGTTTGATCTTAGTGGAATAGTAGTTCTTAAGATCCTTAACAGTTTTATCGAAAGATGGAGATAGATCCTCTTTATCTGCTTGATTCAACGCTGCCATCTTTTGTTCAATGGGTTCTGGTCTGCTATCTAAATACTTAACAGCCTTATATGTTCCCACAGACGATGCTGCCATGGCTGTAAGGGCTAATAGAATTTCCTTAACGCCTTCGTCAAATTGAAACTTTTCCTGATTATCGTTCATATTCTTATTTAATCAATTTCCTCGTTTATACTAGCTTTTGGTCCGATATAGGTCTTTGTGGCAAACACCTGATTAGTGTATAATCCGTCAAAAAACTGATGTTTTACCTGTGTCACAAACCACCTACCTAGTAACTTCTGGTCAGTTTTGGGTAGTTCGCCCTCTGGGGGTTTACTGGCAGATACTATATCAATGAAGCGTCCTGCCTTTCTAGACGCAGAACCAATATTACTGAAAGATAGCTGTAAATTGTAGAATGTTAAAGAATTATGTATTTCTGCTTCTATAATTTTAGCAGAATCTTCGGCCCTATAGGGATAAACATATTTTTTATATATCTTATCCTTGGCCTTGTTTTTAACAGCAAATGGTTTGGGCTTTCCTCCCTTGGATCTGAAGGGTTCTACGAAAATCTTCTCCCACTTATCTCTAACCTCATCAAAGTTCAATCTAAACGCTTTTTGTTGACCCATAATAGGATCATAACCATAAACTATACTGTTAATAAAAAACTCTGTGGACCAGTTGTAGAGAGGAGTATTATACACCAAATTCTTAATGGGTGAAATGTATAATCCAACAGAAACCTCTGGGTCAGATTGTGGATTGTTTTCATTATCAAATCCAATCTCCGACACCATATCTCCAATTGGAAATGCTTCTAAACCTAAACTCTTATTATTCTTGAAAATATCAGATAGTAATGTTAAGGAGTATTTCTTGGTCTTATTATCTTTACTAATAAATCCCTTAACATGTATGTCATCACTTTTAGCATAGAAGATCTTAATAAAGTAACGAAGAAGATCCATATAGCGGAATGTTGCAGGAGGATGATACTTTATATAAAAATCACCCGATGCCCATTGTTCACCAATACTATCACTTCCTAACAGTTCTATAAAAATCTCTTTTATAAGATCCCCAACATAACCTTCATAAACTTTACCATATGGAATTGAATCCATAAACTTTATGGCATCGATAGCCTCTATGGTAAATGTTTTAATGTCCATCGATCTACTTAATGGATCTACTGTGTCAATATTATCAATAAGTATAAACTCTTGTTCGAACTCTTCATCCTTCAATCCCTTTTGTTCTTTAGGTTTAAACTTGATGGAGAGAACATCTCTACCATCTCCTCTTAAAACATAATCCTGTTCAAACAATCCGAAAGGATTAACAATAGAAATTGTTCCTGACATAAATGGATCAAAGAAATCATCTACTAATTCCATTCCACGAATAGCAGCCTTTGTGAATATGATTTGTTGGTTATCAGGATTTGATAATTTGAACTCACATTCATATTCAATGTCATTAAGCTTGAATATATTAGTTGCCATGATTAGTAATGTCTTCCACCGAATACGGTTGAGTTAGTAATATCCTCATAGATCAATGATCTTATGGGATCTAGAATGTATTTAAGTTGAACCCCACCCTCTACATAGAATGGTGCGCCTTCAAACTTATCCTTATTAAGTAAGTATAATATCCACCAACTTTTAATATCTCCGTAAATATTATAAGAAGCTATTGTCATTGCCATTCGTTTGTTGGGAGTATAGAAACCAATGTATTGATCGTCAATCTCAGGAAAGTCAATCTTCTTTAAGATGTTATAGGTGTAGAAGTTCTTATCATCTTTCGATTGTTGAAAGACTTTAAAAATGCGTTCATATTCTCTGATGCTTAATGCTGAGAGTGATGGTATATCGTTTCTGTAAGTTCCTGTGTCCATTATACGTGATCCATAAATCCTGCGTGTTCGATTGTGAGAGATTGGAATGTCATGGAAACAAGATATGCTTCCGGTTCAATAACACCATTTATCTCTCTTCTTGTTCCAATAAAGTCAACAGCAAAATCACTACAATAGGCCCATCTGATAAATCTATGACCGGGAATTCTAATCTTATAGATTCTTGGCGGTTCTACTGTTAAGCTATTCTTTCTTAAAGGTCTATTTATTCTTGTTAGCTTATCGATCAGCTCTCTGTTTTTCTGTAAGCTATCAGCGTTGATAGTATTTGATAATACAAATGTCACTTCAATGGGACCATCTGTTTTATCGTATTGGTAATACATTGGAGTTTCAATGTATGTACCGGGACTCATGTTGGTAGCAAATTGATTATTAAAAAAGTCTTTAACCCCTGCCCATCCACCTATAGCACCCGCATTTTCAGCGTTTTTCTTGAAGGTATCCATTCCTTTATCTGCACCAGTTATATTCTTAAGTTCTCCCAACCCACCGAAAAGTTGTTTGACCATTTCATTTACTTCACTACCTATACCACCTGAAGATGCACTACTTGGTCCTGCAAACGAATCACCGAAAGCGTTTGAGAATCCCCTAATACGATCACTAAACATCGGAAAATTAAAATCATCTTCCTCAGTTACAGACTCCGAATACATCCTATCATAAAACTCATCAGCACTCTTATCTTGAGTATCGTATATATTCATATAACCCCTAAATGCCAACATGATTTGATTGGCATTTATCTTATATGATTTCACTATAGCCTTTGGTGCAGAATTTCTCAAACCAGATCCTCTTGGGGAACTGGTCCAATCATAATCTCTGACTACATCGTATCTCATATTTTATTATTTATGCTTGTGCATAAGGACTAGCCCTATAGCCGTCTCTATTATTACCTACTGGAATTCTATTAGTTGAAGAGGATTGATTTTGAACAGGCAATACTATAGGTGGGCCACCGCTAGAATTGTTTCCACTAATTCTCTTCAATTCCTTTAAGGATAATGTGCTTATAGTTACTAGGCTTGCCAGTAGCTCGACATTTTTAGATGATAGCTCTTCAAGAGTATTGATAGGTTTAGATTCTTTTGATATTGCACCAAAGTTTATTTTGCTCGCTTCCTCTGCTTTCTTAGCTTTTGCAGCGTTGGTCGAATTTGGCGATGATTTACCTTCACCGAAAAATGAATTCCATGACCAGTCTTGATTAAGCATACTTAAAATACCTGATCCTTTTTTAGCACCATTACTTATTCCAGCCTTTAAACTTTTTATAGTTTCTTTAGCGGAATCTACTAGTGTATCTACAAGTCCCTTATGTTCATCTTTTACATCATTCTGTGCATTTTTCAAATATTCGTATGCTTTGTTTCCTCCCAAGACTTTATCTACAGAACTATAGACCCAATCAGATGCATTATTAATTACCTTTGTAGTTTTCTCTGAAAGATAACCCCAAAAACCCTTTTTAACTCCATCATCAGATTTTAGAGGTTCTGCGGTCTTTTCCTCTCCACCAAAGAATGAAGTTAGTAAGGAGAATCCTTCCATAGCACCGGGAGCTAAAAATCTACTCATTCCATTTGCTACAGCCATAAGACCCTCTTTCTTTCTTCCACTCTTAAAGAATTTATTAGCATCTACCATTAACTTAACCCCACTCAATAATGGGATTTTGTCGGCATTATCCCACAACCAATCACCTATAGATTTAGCCCATCCCTTAATAGTTTCCCATCCATGTTTTTCAAATGAAACATCTTTTGGTTTTTCTTTAGGACTTAAGAATCCAACTAAGGTTGCAAACCCTGTGAATATTTGATCGACTCCTATAAATCCAAGAAATGCTCGTCCTAAGTCGATAAGACCACCTTTGGTATCGCCAATGGCAAACTTGTATTGTGCATCAGTAAATCTTTTGATCCCTCCAAGAATTGGAAGATACTCTGCTTTAGACCAAATAAAATCACCTATATTGGATGCCCATCCTTTAATGGTCCCCCACGCATTCGCATTGCTTAATGATCCACCTTCGTCAAACATTCCCTTTTGTTCAGCATATGCAATTAATATATCTGCACCAATAGATAGTATAGGGCCAACGCCCGGAATTAGATTTAAAAAGGCTGATATTAATTCTGCCACGCCTTTAGCTATATCCCCCTGCATAAATGCCGTGGCAGCATAGGCAAACCCAACAATAGCACCTACGATTGGGAGTCTTTTCAACACATGTTTTGTAAATCTTTTTAAGAATAATTTGCTTACTAGTTTCAACCCTCCCCAAATACCTACTTTACCAATAGTCTTTACCCATCCACCAGCGTTTCCAAACACCCCAAACAACGAGGCTATGATGCCACCAATACTGGCAGCGACTAGAGCTAATCCCCCAACAACCATTTTGATAATAGACATAAGAGGACTTCCCTCTTTCTTCTCTTTAGCAAAACTGTATTTTTGTCTATCCTTATTGATTTTCTCAACTAAGGTTCTTTCTTTACTATCCCTCTCTTGTGTCTTCTTGTAATCAAAAAAGACCTTAGCAAATATCGAAAATGTTTCAACGGCTCTTTTCCTTTCCTTTGGGGAAAGCCTAGATGGTTGAACCTTCTGTCCCCTGTCTAAAGTGGACTTTTCGGACTTGATAACATTCTTATCTACTATCAATTCCCCCGAATCAGGAACACCCCTTTCTGATGAAAGCCGCTCTAGCAGCCCCATCATCTTTGATAGAAGGTCAAATGTCTGTTCGTTCACATATATATTTAATCGTTGGTATCAAAGAAGGACACATCAATATCCACGGAATTTCCACTATCATCCGTTAATAGGGTATTTTCAGCACTTTTAATCTTCTGAATAAAGGCTATGGCCTTTCTATTAACCTCTAATGGTAGGTTTTCAACCACCTTATATCTGTCCTTGACGGGAATCTTATCGAATTCCAGTTCTTCATTACCAATGACTAATTTTGATATATATTTAACAATCTCAAAAGTATAGATTTGTCCAATTGACTTACTCACATTATTTTCCTCAACTTTAGTATTATCAATGGAGTATTTCAAAATCTTATTTTCTTCACTTATCTTGGGTGTCTCTAAATGAAGGATAACTTCTCCCTTAACTACCTCTGTTTTTGGAGGATTGAATTTAGAGACATTATTTAACAGAGATGATATTTTTACCACACCATCTGTTATTACAACATCATCACTAATTGATTCCTGTCTCAACTTTAAAATGATAGGCAATTTATCTGTAACTAACAAATCTTGATTATCAGTATTTTCCAACACTACATCATTCAAAATCTTTTGAAATTTTAATACTCCAATAAACCCATCTCCAATAGTGCTGATGATGTCCTTCTGTTGTTTGAAAGTTAGGTTCTGGCAGCTAATCTCCTTATTTAGAGAGGCAACAAAAACCTTAGTATTCTTCTTATCACCAAGCTCTTGAATCTTATCCAAGAAATCTTTAATATTGTTTTCCATGATTGTATTTAGAATGGCGGGTTATAATTTCAAGTGGTTATTTTTGGTTTCAATTTCGGAAGTAAGCTTCTTTGTGTAATAGTCAATATCCTGTAATGTGCTGTTCATCAACACGTTACCATCTATCTTCTCTGATAAGTGATATATAACATCTCTGAAATAGTCCTCTCCATATGAGGAAAATAGCCTTCTAAGAAAGACCACCGAATCTACTGTTAAGAAATTTAATTTAATATCTGCAAATAAAAGATCATCAAAGGATAATATCTTATCCTTATATTCAGAAATATGTTTAATTATAACATTATATAATTTTGGAGGAAGACTGTCAAGTATAATTTGTTTATCCTCTTCCTTAAGTTTATCTATATTGATAACAGTATTATGAATACTTATAGTTCGAATAATATCATAAATAGGTATGACATCAGAGATCTTAAATTTTTTTGGTATGCTTAATTCTACCTTGTAAGGATCGAATGATACAAACATCGGTTCATTAATATCAGTTGTCTTCAACTGATCCATTATATAAGATACATTCATCTTAATGTCCTTACCATCTCTATTAAAATTCATAGTTGGAGAAACATCGATATTCCAACAATTCAATATGTTCATGAATTTGTCATATGTAGTGTCTCCTCCAAAACTATTAATATACTCTAGAAAAAAACTATCGTTTCCTTTAACGAGTTGTTCTGTAATTGTTTGAAGATCCTTAAATGTTATTTTATTTTTAGTCATTACACTAAGAAGTTAGGTAAACTATAATCCATCTGCTCGTAATTTTCACATGCAAATGTTACAGACTTCACTCTGAAATCTGTGGAATCATAGTTCATGGTATATCCCTCAACTGCTGTGGGAAATACTTTGTTAAACTTAAATCCTTTTAAGAATATTCCTTGGTTACTATAACACTTAACATTTATAGTAGCTTTGAGATTTGGTCCTGATTCAATGAGTCCTTTAATACCTATAGCAATGGCCCAAGGTCTAAAGAAGTTGTGTTCAATATCCACAGTGGTTTCTAAAAAATTAATAGAAAATGATCTGTCTAAAAAGTTACTTCTAGATGTAAGACCATATCCCGGTAGAAAGCCCCCCATGGCTCCTCCTGTTTCTGTAGCCGCAAAGGATGAGGTTTCTTGGGGTAATGCTACCTCCTGTGCCACTAGCAGGTTCTTACTTCCTGTCATGTTTCTAGGAGTGGCAAGGTCTGATGCTCTCCACTTCTCTCCAGCATTGGCTAAAACATTATTAATAGAATCTGCTTCCACTCCATCAATAGTAACTGCCCAAAGGACAGGAAGGTTCATGAAGAACCTTGGATCATACGAGAAAGCGTATAGAAATTCTTTGATGTTGAGTATCATAAAATTATTTACCGTAGTAAACGAAAAATCCTAGCTTTTTAGGGCTAGGATTTCGAAAATATGTTATATCATATTAGCTTGAGAAGTTCTCATACCAGTGGTAGGAGAAGGTGCAAGGAATGGATAGAACCTCACCTGTACCATCTGCGATCTGATATGCTACTTCTCCAATGTCTCTAATTGAAACACCTACTAGTTTGATTTGTTCGATAACATCTAAACCTTGACCACCTTCATTATTTTGTCCGCAAGGAACTGATAACACATCTAGAATGATGTAGTGTTGTGGTCCGGGCATACACATTTGACCAGTAGTTGTGTCGTTGTCGAATGCTGCTCTGGATGCTTTTTCAAGTTTCTTACGAAGATGTAAATCTTGTGTGTGATAGAACTCAATAGAGTATGCTTCAGAACCGGGATAAGTTGACTTACCATTAAGGTTGAATTGTTGACCAGAATAGTTAACAATCTTATTCTCGATATTTCTACCGGGAATGGATGCTGTTTTCGCAAACACCAGTTCATCTTCACCATTCAATGAAAGACCCGGAAGTTCGATTTGTTTAACTCTCATGAAGAAGTCCCTTTGGAACTGTCTCTGAGATGCTAAGTTGAAGAATGTATTAATTGTAGCGGGCATATTATTATTTATCTATAATGTTAAATTATCCTCCAATTAACTCTTGGAAATTAGCATCTGTTCTAGTTGCAATGAAGGTTACGAGGATATACTCAGCAGTTCTCACTGGCTTGATGTAGATATCTGCTCTCATTTCATTGTTATCGATAACTTCTCCTGTGTTGTTTCTTTCGTCACAGACAATCACATAGTCGTAGATACCACCATTGTTCTTCGCATATTCAAAGAGTGGTGTCAGAGTGTTTACGAATCTTGTTCTTGTAAACTCAGTGTTAGGTTCGAAGACAAAGAACTTAGATGCTTTCTTAGTTGGTCTTTCCAATGCTAGGAATGCTCTACGAACATTGATTCTGTCGAATGCACTTGGTTTTCTACTCATGGTCTTTTGACCGAAGATTGCCATACCTTGTGATGGAGAGAAGAGAACAGGGTTTAGATTGCTCTTATACAGTTCGTCTCTTTGCTTTTGGTTAGGAGTGATTGCAATGTTGATTACATTACCACTCACCAATCCTCTTGTGTAACCTGCTGGTGCAGACCAAGGGAATTCAGCGGCATCTGTTCTAGCATATGCAGCAGCAGCCACAGGGGAGAATGGAACCCAGATTCTGTCTCCTAAGAAGTCATCATAAACTTGCGCCCAGTTTGCATAAACTGCTGCATAGGATGTATTCTCAAGTTCGAATTGGTGTCTCATTGCCCAATACACATCTGTTTGGAAGTTCTTAGTGCGATCCGATAGAATCTTACTATCCTTACCAGTCACCATAATGTGTCTGATTGGGTCTGCAATAAAGATACAGTCACCACGACCACCAGTGTTGGATGGAAGGTTACAGAAGTTTTCAAACTTGTTGAAGATTGTGCTGTAGTTAGCTCTCACAGTTTCACCAGAAGCACCAAGATCATTTGATGTTCTCAGAGATGCCATTGCACCGCTGATTGCTGCATTATACAGAGTGTCATCGTAGTAGGTTGTTCCTGCTGCTTGAGTGATGGTGTAGATGGTTCCAAGACCAGCTTCCACCACAACGTCAATGTCGTAGATTTCATCGTTCTTAACCAATTCAAGAACTCTATCAATCTTATCGGGAATCGAACCAAGATCCTTAGAACTGATTTGACCAGATGAGTAAGCACCTACTGGATATAGATTATCAGCCAATCCTAGAGTGCTGTAGAGTGTTCCATAACCACCACTATCGATACCTGTTGCATCTAGGGATGCGGCAGATAGAGTAGTTGTAAGAACTCTAACTTTTCTGGTAGGTAGTCCATCAACACCAACCGCAGTAGTTGAATACTTGTTGGAGATGTATGGGTTTACCAGAACTTCAATGTTGTTGTTTTCGGAGTCTCTGCTTTCTAAGAAGAACGAGACAGGAGAACCACCGCTTTGATTTGGAATGGTTCTGAAGGTATCAATAGATCCAACAACACCACTATCCAGAATGTAATCCAGTTTGTAGGATTCTGTAGCATACAGACTCTTACGAAGTTTGAACACCCCGATGTTAAGAAGATCATCATCTTCTCTACCGTCAATGTTGTAGTTGGTTAGGTTCTCCATGATTTCGGAGATGCTTCCAGAAGTTCCACTTCCAGTTGCGGTTAAGCTGAACTGTAGAGTTCCCAGAGGAATGTCAGTAAAGCTTGAAGTAAATGTGGCAGACACGCTTACCGACTTGGCTCCAATGATCGCATCATAGTCAGATGATGGATTGATGTTGGAGTTGTCAGCAATGGCAACATAATAGCCTTCAAATTGGCTATTGATAGTTGTTTGAGCCTTGTTAAGAATGATAAGACCAGCTTTACCCAATTCAGAGAATGCGGAAAGTTGGCTTCTGTTACAACCCGATTGACTCCATGTGAATAGAGAACCTTCTTTAATTTGAAGGTATTGTGTTTCGCTAAGAGTTACTTGAACAGGCGCACCAAGAACAATAGTAGAATCCGCAGTAGTAAGGTCTACCTTAACAGCGGAAAGAGCGGTATCATAAGCTTTTGCTGGATACACAAGAGCGGAGTATTCTGATCCGAATCCTACACCTGAACCACTACCATAAGGAAGTCTTGCAGTATAGATATGAGCATTGGAATTTAACAATTCCTTAACACCATGATAAAAGTATCTTTCAGCACTATTGGTAGGTGTGCCGTAGATTTGGTCCAACTCTGCTTTGGAAGAAATTTTAATAATCTCATCGGTATAGCCTTGTGGCGCATATCCTGCGATGAATACATTTGTTCCTACATTTGGTTGGGCGATAAGAGACACATCCTTTTCGAAAATCTCGACACCCGGAGATAAAATTGATCTTTGCATACCTTTATTTAGCCTTTTTCGAACATAAATTTGGTAAATTTATATTTCATTTAGTATTTCGACATGCATTTGGGAAAATAAGAAGGTAAATCCTGACACAAGTTCCACCCCTTCGGTCCCCTTTTGGTCATATTCTATAGGATCTAGGCTGGTTGGAAAGGCTTTCACATACTTAAAATGGATGCGTTTTTTGCCAAATTCGTCAAGTCCATAAACCGACAAATCTATCATATAATCATTAAAGTTGGCATCGTCTGGTTTAAGTCCTGCCTGATTGTAAACACCTGTTTTATGGTCATGTAGTAAGTTAAGCCAAGACCAAATAGTAAAATAATTGTTATACATAGAATCAATGACAAATTTTATGTTAACGGGGGGAGGAGTGTCCTTACTAAATGACGATATGTAAAGAGAGGAACCTGCAAATCGGGTTTCGACCCCCTTCACGGTAATTTCTGGTATAACTGTGCCGAAAACTGAGAACTGAACACTATCAGGAATGACTGTCTTATTGTTTCGGTTATATTTTGCAGCAATTGGCTTCAAAATTGGCGGAAGGTCAAAGACAAGTATAAACTTGTCCTGACGGGCCTTATTGAGATACGACTGCTGAATGTCCATGATAGTATTTAACTAGCTATTAACTTTCTTATCGGATTTTCATTAATGTTAGTTTGGACTCACCTAGGTCAATTTCCACCATGATTTTAATACCCACCGTATTTAGTCTTGAGCTTCTTCTACCAGAGTAGATTCTTAGGGTATCCTGAAGACCATCAAAAGTCATGTAAGTATAACCTGCCGCTTTGACTTTTTCGATAAACTTTGGTAATAGTTTTCCTATACCTATTCTATTTTCCTTATTAATAACAAAATTAGCAGTGTAGAACGTGTTTTCGGGTGTTAGGGTATTTTCGATTCCATTTTGTAACAATGTTTCTTTAAACCCTTGGTCATAAAATTGAGCATTGTTGAAGTCGCCTTCATCCAGAGAATCAAGTTCATCATCTGCTCCCAGAGAATTTCCGTATATGTAACCCACAATTCTTTCATGGTCATCAAACAATCCAAGCCCTATATAGCCCTCCAGATTATAATCATGTAACAAATCGTATTGGGATGACACATAATAGGTAAAATTCTTTCTTTCTATCTCTGCCATGTCTCCCACATACTGTCTAATGTCCACTTCTTTCAAATCCTTAACATAGGATTCTTTTAGAATGTTGGAGTTATAAAACTCCGAAAATGATCTAATGTGGTCACTCATACTCAATTATTTACCAAAAATCTACTATTTTTTAAATGTCCATGCTGTCAATTTATCTTCAATGATTTCAGGAACTTCTTTTCCCTTCTTTTTTAAGTAAGCTCTATAATCCAATGACATACCCTTATTATATGAAATAGCCTTTATTACGGATTCTGGAACCTCTAAATCATGTTTCACTAGAAGCTTAGCATATGAATATGATGAGAACGGGGATTTGTCTATAGTATTAACAATAATTTCAGGAACTTCTTCCCCCGTCTCAATTAAGAATTTTGCATAGTTATATGCTGGAAAAATTTCTTTGGAGATTTTATATAAGACATCATCAGCAACAGTCTTTCCCCTTTCTTTAAGGAACATGGCATACCTATAGGCTGTATTACTCCAACTCAAAATCGACTTAAGAATATTTTCGGGAATCTTTGGATCTATTGTTTCCTCATCTTCAGAAAAATGAGTGATACGTTCCGCAGCATCTTTAATAATCTGTGGAATTTCTTCGTGGTAGGATCTTAAAAAAATATAATAATACCTAGCACTAACTCTTGATTTAGCAATAGCATTTAAAAGTTTTTCAGGAACCTTTTCTCCATTTTCATATAATCTTTCTGCATATTTACGAGAGAATGCGGAGCTTTGTAGTAAAGCATCAAACATGTGTTCGGGAACTTCCTTTCCCAATCCTCTCATATATAATATGTAATCATAAAGAACCCAAACATCTCCTTGTATGCCATTTAATATTTGGTCGGGAATTTTCTGGGGGGCGTTATCTTTAGACTCAGTGACTGGAGAAGATCCCACAATGCGAAGATTGTCAAGAGAGTTCTTCCAAGAAGAGGTAGGGTTATTTACCCAACGGCGTGCTGCCTGTATAATAATTTCTGGTATCTCCAACTCTTTCTTCATTAAAAAATCTATATAATAATCTATACTTGCAGGATGCTTTGTAATTCCTTGTAAAACTTTTTCGGGAACCTCCACCTTTAATACCGTCTGTAAATGTTGGGCGTATTTACGAGATAGGGTAGAAGAGTCATCTACAATACAGTCCACAATATTTTCAGGAACCTCCTTCCCCAAATCTGTCATAAATATAGCATACTCATAAGCTTTTTGAGGACTTTTGATGATAGCATCCATTATCTTTTGTGGAACTTTTTTATCTGTGGATTCTTGAATTGATTCGACACTTTCTTCTACACATGCCTTCCTAATAATTTCAGGAACTTCCTCTCCTTGATCCTTTAAGAAACTAGCATACTCTCTACTATAATAAGTATTTGTAGTAATAGCCTTTAAAACAATTTCAGGAACTTCCTCTCCTTTAATTATAAGATATGTTGCATAATAAAAAGAATATTGTCTTGATTCTGATATACTCTTCAATATTCTCTCAGGAATCTCTTTCTTTTTCTCTTTTAAAACTCTTGCGAATTGGTAAGAGTATTCTGCATCATTTTCAATACTATCTAAAATAATACTAGGAACTTCTGAATTATGTCGAATAAGCTTTGAAGCATAAATAAATGCATGTGATGCAAGTTCGGCTATTCCCTCTAAAACATCTTGCGGGGTTTCCTTCGCTCTTCCTATATTTATAAAATATTCTCCGCATTTCAAAGCATAATAGGTATCCTTTGACACAGTGTTTAATATCTTTTGTGGAATCTCTTTATCTGTGGATTCCCTAACTATTACATCCCTTACCTCCTCAGACTCCTCAGATGCTGTCGCCTTCATTATAATTTCAGGAACTTCTAAATTATGAATCGTTAATCTTCTTTTATATGCCGCCGCATATACAGAATTGGTAGCTAAAGTTTTTGTGATTGTATCAGGAACACTCTTGTTATAAACAATCAGTTTTTCGACAAATGCTAAAGAATTAGCTAAACTTTTGGCAATACTATCAACAATAGCCATTGGAATATCACTAACATCTGCTCCCGAATGTAGTAGATAGACCGCAAGGTAACGGGAATTATTGGTATCTTCCGAAATTCTATTTATAATATGTTCGGGGACTTCTTTCTTTCTATCAATTAATATTTCCGCATAGTCGCAAGTCGTTGAAAATTCTCTCATTATACTATTTTCGACTTCTTTAGGCACAGCCTTATCTTTTCTTACCAAGCGTTTTGCAAAAGCAAACGCATAATAAGAGGATTCCAACATTTTTTTAAACACTTTGGTAGGAATTTCTAATTCCATATTCATACAATCGACAGAATACTCGTATGATGAATCGTGTGCTCTTGCAATGGAGTTAATAATAATATCAGGAACCTCCCTTTTTAACTCTAGCAATGATGATGCATACACATGTGACCCACCGTGACTATGAGAAATTTTTTCCACTATATCATCGGGAACTTCTTGTCCTTTAGTCAATAATAGACGAGCATACTCAACAGTGAGTGCATAACTAGAAAGAATACTCTTAAGAATTTTATCAGGCAGTTTTTTCATCGTCCAAAGAATAAAGAATTTTTACATATTCAAACGATGTGTGAGGATCTTGGGCGATCATATCGATAATCTTTTCAGGAACTTCTCTTCCAACTTCCATATGATCTTTGGCTATCTTCAAACCAGTTTCTGGTTTTCCGTGTCTTGTAACACTTTGAATATACCAGTCATAATCATTTTTATCGGCATATTTTCTGAAAGTATCTCTACTCACATACCCCCCGATGCCCATATATTTTTTAACCAAATCCTTCTTAGAATTTATATCGATAGGTAATTTATCCCAAGCACTATCCTCAACATCTTTTCCTGTTTGAACAAACATGTCATAGTCTTCATACTCCGTCAGTCTTGGATCTAAAATATCCTCAATTCTTTCTTCGATATCCCTATATTTCTTTTCATTCTCTCCATATTCAATGAATTTAAATACATCCTTATCAAATGCATCTTTTAGCATAGGGTATTTTTCTATGACCGATTCCTTTGGTAGATTATATGCATCTCCTGTTTGTCTTCCAGTTTTTGAATCGACATTAGTATATGCATATTCATCATCTGCACCATACTCATCACCATGAGAATCAATAACTACAAATGGAAACTTGTCTCCCTTATTAAAGGCAAAGTATGTGGTCATACCAGAACTCTTCATTCCTTTAAATCTATATCTCCAATAGTAATTGCTTCTTCTATCTCTTTCAGAAATACATAAGTTGGTTCCTTTGCCTAAAAGTTGACACATCACCATACTATCTCCCAGATAAATTTCAATTTGACCATTATCATACACTAACTTATCCTTTGGTTTTTCAGTGACTTCAGTAGGGTCTTCTTTACTTTGTTTATTTTCTGGACGAACATATTGCTGGTGAATCTTCTCAACAAGTTCAGTGGCCTTGGTATTAAGAAAGTTAATCTTCTCCTGTTTTTTCTCTGGAGTGTACAGCCTACCTTGTTTGATACCATTCTTAACATCGTTTGCCCATTTACTTAAAGTTTTATTTCTATAGAGAGATGGAGTATCACAATAATTATTATACTCTGTTCTTATGGCTTCAAGGGTTGGAACTACTTGTGTTGCCAATGCTAAGAATGCCAATCCGACAATATCATAGTCTGTTTTAGCTTCTTGGTTTCGAACGCTATTATATACACTCTCAATTTGAGCTAATGCTTGCTCTGCATCATTGACATGGACAGATCCTAAAATCTTTCTGGCTTCAGCCCTAAAGGATTGATAATCCTCTACAACTAGCTCCGAATAATCCTCCAAAAGCTCAGAATAAACCTTCTCAAACAAATTTAACCTTTTCTTCATATCTATATTTACCTTTTTAGCCAAAAATCCTTTTCATTGCATCCCATTGATCCGGTGTAAATGTTCTACTTTGGTCAATATGTGGCATGGTCCCCTGTAATAGTTCCCATCCATCTGCCTTAAGTTGCTCAATTTCGTTCATTTGTTCCGTTCCACCCCCGAAAACTATGGGGGCTAGACGGGATTGCTCAATTCTTTCAACCTTTTCGTTAGAATAGATAGAAGTGGCGTTTTCAAAGTAGGATATTCCTAGATCTAGGGGGGTTATCTTTTTGGGCTTTCCACAGCTATCAGTTTCCTCAATAGTAAACCATCTTTCACAAAGATCCTTATCTAGAACCATTAAAGCCCAAATTAGTGCCATGGTTCTATCGTCATGTTTTCCTGAGATGGCTCCCCAAGAATCGTTTGGTAACTTTACAAAGTGTTTAAACAATTCTTCCAAAGAATCCTCATTTCTAAAGATAACAGCCCCCTTATCATTATAATAATAGCGAGCATTGGCACAAGCATAGTATTTAGTATTGCGCGAAGATACCATACCGAACAGTTCAAGATTCTTACGACCTGCTAGTTTAGACCCCCAATTTACCATCTTAGGATAACCATAGTCGTTACCTAATCTGTCTGCCACTTGCCCCCCTTGGTTGTTTCTTTCCACACAAACTAATGGATTGCCCCAATGTTGTAGAATGTCATACACAATGTTTGAAAATTCCGATACAGGAGTATCATTACTATAATATTCCGCAACTTCAATAATTTCATCTAAGTCAGTAATATCTACTATCTTAATAACAGAATAGTCTCCTCCCACCCCTTCTCCAACGTCTACACCTGCTACATAAATTCTGTCTGGATTTGGTAAATCCCAAATCTTATATTTTCCATCCATTAAAATTTCCTTGGGTTCTCTAAGTTCTCCCCTCAATCTTTTATATAGATCTTCATCAAGAGAGGATGTTCCTGAATTGATAAATTCACATTCATATTCCTGTCTCCACTTTTCTTCAGATGCAAGACCACTTCTAATCTTCTTGGCCCATGTTTCTGTTCTACCGGGAACTTCATTCCAAATAATCTTATCATTAACCCATCCGTTTTTGCCCTCTAATGACCCAGAATATAACTCATGGAATAGATTTCCTGTTCCATTTGGCGTAGAACAGATAAAGATCTTACCGTCTGGAATGGAAGACACAATGGGGAACACCGATGCCCAGAATGGGTCCATAAGGTGTTGCTCAATGAATGCAGCTTCGTCAATAACTAGAATGTTACAAGCCTTACCACGGGCTGCTGTTCCTGTTGTGGTTGAGATTTCAATTCTAGAACCATTCTCCAGACCCATAGAGGTTTTACCATATCCCCCGAATCCTTCATCAATTGGAGACTTGATCCAGTTAGGCATTAATTCATATGCCATTCTTATTCTAGTAAAGATTTCAATTGCAGTTGATTCTTTGTTAGCAACCAACAGAATCTTGTTGTCATTAAAGAACATGGCTACCCATAATAGATAGATGGTCATAAGTGTGGACTTACCCACCTGACGACTTGCTAGAAGAATAAAGTAAGGATTGTTCCTCATCTTTTTTAATATTCTTTTCTGTGCTTTATATAACTTAATCTTTTCTTTTCCCTTACCCGGTATTAAAATAAAGAAGTAATTCTCTGCAAAGTGTAATATAT